TCAAAAGTGACCATAAGCTCTCCTGAATCAGGAGAGCAGATTACCCCCTGGATCTGATTTCAGGCGTTGGGTGTGGATCACTATTGCACCGTTCGTGACACATGGACACACCGGAAAAGACATCATGCCCGGTAAAACGTATACCGAAGCAGAATGCAAAGCCCTCCTGAATAAAGACCTTGCCACGGTCGCCAGACAAATAAACCCGTACATCAAAGTCGATATACCGGAAACAACGCGCGGCGCTCTTTACTCGTTCGTTTACAACGTGGGCGCTGGTAATTTCAGAACATCGACGCTTCTTCGCAAAATAAACCAGGGTGATATCAAAGGCGCATGTGACCAGCTACGTCGCTGGACATACGCTGGCGGTAAGCAATGGAAAGGGCTGATGACCCGTCGTGATATTGAGCGTGAAGTCTGTTTGTGGGGGCAGCAATGAGCAGGGTAACCGCGATTATCTCCGCTCTGGTTATTTGCATCATCCTCTGCCTGTCATGGGCTGTTAATCATTACCGTGATAACGCCATCGCCTACAAAGAGCAGCGCGATAAAGCCACATCCATCATCGCTGATATGCAGAAGCGGCAACGTGATGTAGCAGAACTTGACGCCAGATACACAAAGGAGCTTGCTGACGCTAATGCGACTATCGAAAGTCTCCGTGCTGATGTTTCTGCTGGGCGTAAGCGCCTGCAAGTCTCCGCCACCTGTGCAAAGTCAACGACCGGAGCCAGCAGCATGGGCGATGGAGAAAGCCCAGGACTTACAGCAGATGCTGAACTCAATTATTACCGTCTCCGAGGTGGAATCGACAAGATAACCGCGCAGGTTAACTACCTGCAGGAATACATCAGGACGCAGTGCTTAAAATAATTTTAATTTCACTGAAATTTAACAAGTGACTTTCAGGAAAATGCCTCGCAGATGCGGGGCATTTTTGTACCGGTATTTCACCGCGCACCGCAGCGCACAATAAACACCGAACCTGACCCTTTGGAATGGGCCTTTGAGGATACCAGTTAGTGCTGGCGAGCCTCGGTGGGCTGGTTTCCTGTGCGGCAAAGGTTCATTTCAAAGAAGCAGGCAACGCCATGAATGAATTAATTGCGAATCATGACTTCGACTTTCGCCAGTTAGTTACCGCAGCAGAAGGTCAACCGGTAACTGACACCTTCCAGATTGCCAGGGCATTTGGTAAACGCCATCAGCATGTGATTAGGGCTATTAAATGTTTGAGATGTTCTGAGGAATTCTCGACAACCCATTTTTGGGCCGTCGAGAAAATCAATGACTTAGGTATTTTTGACAAGAAACAGATTTACTACCGCATGGACTTTAGTGGCTTCGTTATGCTGGTTATGGGATTTAACGGGGCAAAAGCCGATGCTGTTAAAGAAGCCTATATCAATGCGTTTAACTGGATGTCAGCAGAACTCCGTAAGTACAGCGAAAGTTATGAAGCAGAACGTAACGCCGTAATGCTGGAGTACATGAAAGAGAAGGATGTCGCCAGCATGTCAGGCCGTCTGCTCAATCGCTGGGGGAGAACGAAAAAACCTCAATTGCTTGCAAAGCTGGAACGTCTGGAGAGACAGGGACAGTTTTTATTACCGGGATTCGATAAAGGTATTCAAGCCTGACACATTATGCGCTGTATCGTCGCCGTATTCCCGCATTAACCATGACCGTAGCCCGACGGGGAATTCCTTCTGCGTGAGTGTGCGGGAATAATCAAAAACGATGCACACCGGGTTTTACTGTGCTGACAGACGCAGGGTTACCCTCATAGTCGCTTTTCCGGTGCGATGGTGGAAGAAACCGGGATGTTCATCCATCATCACTTTGGATTGATGTATATGCTCTCTTTTCTGACGTTAGTCTCCGACGGCAGGCTTCAATGACCCAGGCTGAGAAATTCCCAGACCCTTTTTGCTCAAGAGCGATGTTAATTTGTTCAATCATTTGGTTAGGAAAGCGGATGTTGCGGGTTGTTGTTCTGCGGGTTCTGTTCTTCGTTGACATGAGGTTGCCCCGTATTCAGTGTCGCTGATTTGTATTGTCTGAAGTTGTTTTTACGTTAAGTTGACGCAGATCAATTAATACGATACCTGCGTCATAATTGATTATTTGACGTGGTTTGATGGCGTAGATGCACGTTGTGACATGTAGATGATAATTATTATCATTTTGCGGGTCCTTTCCGGCGATCCGACAGGTTACGGGGCGGCGACCTCGCGGGTTTTCGCTATTTATGAAAATTTTCCGGTTTAAGGCGTTTCCGTTCTTCTTCGTCATAACTTAATGTTTTTATTTAAAATACCCTCTGAAAAGAAAGGAAACGACAGGTGCTGAAAGCGAGCTTTTTGGCCTCTGTCGTTTCCTTTCTCTGTTTTTGTCCGTGGAATGAACAATGGAAGTCAACAAAAAGCAGCTGGCTGACATTTTCGGTGCGAGTATCCGTACCATTCAGAACTGGCAGGAACAGGGAATGCCCGTTCTGCGAGGCGGTGGCAAGGGTAATGAGGTGCTTTATGACTCTGCCGCCGTCATAAAATGGTATGCCGAAAGGGATGCTGAAATTGAGAACGAAAAGCTGCGCCGGGAAGTTGAAGAACTGCGGCAGGCCAGCGAGACAGATCTCCAGCCAGGGACTATTGAGTACGAACGCCATCGACTTACGCGTGCGCAGGCCGACGCACAGGAGCTGAAAAATGCCAGAGACTCCGCTGAAGTGGTGGAAACCGCATTCTGTACTTTCGTGCTGTCGCGGATCGCAGGTGAAATTGCCAGTATTCTCGACGGGATCCCCCTGTCGGTGCAGCGGCGTTTTCCGGAACTGGAAAACCGACATGTTGATTTCCTGAAACGGGATATCATCAAAGCCATGAACAAAGCAGCCGCGCTGGATGAACTGATACCGGGGTTGCTGAGTGAATATATCGAACAGTCAGGTTAACAGGCTGCGGCATTTTGTCCGCGCCGGGCTTCGCTCACTGTTCAGGCCGGAGCCACAGACCGCCGTTGAATGGGCGGATGCCAGTTACTATCTCCCAAAAGAATCCGCATACCAGGAAGGGCGCTGGGAAACACTGCCCTTTCAGCGGGCCATCATGAATGCGATGGGCAGCGACTACATCCGTGAGGTGAATGTGGTGAAGTCTGCCCGTGTCGGTTATTCCAAAATGCTGCTGGGTGTTTATGCCTACTTTATAGAGCATAAGCAGCGCAACACCCTTATCTGGTTGCCGACGGATGGTGATGCCGAGAACTTTATGAAAACCCACGTTGAGCCGACCATCCGCGATATTCCGTCGCTGCTGGCGCTGGCTCCGTGGTATGGCAAAAAGCACCGGGATAACACGCTCACTATGAAGCGTTTTTCCAATGGTCGTGGCTTCTGGTGCCTGGGCGGTAAAGCGGCAAAAAACTACCGTGAAAAGTCGGTGGATGTGGCGGGTTATGATGAACTTGCTGCCTTTGATGAGGATATTGAACAGGAAGGCTCTCCGACGTTCCTTGGCGACAAACGTATTGAAGGCTCGGTCTGGCCAAAGTCCATCCGTGGCTCCACGCCCAAAGTGAGAGGCACCTGCCAGATTGAGCGTGCAGCCAGTGAATCCCCGCATTTTATGCGTTTTCATGTTGCCTGCCCGCACTGCGGGGAGGAGCAGTATTTTAAATTTGGCGACAAAGAGACGCCGTTTGGCCTCAAATGGACGCCGGATGACCCCTCCAGCGTGTTTTATCTCTGCGAGCATAATGCCTGCGTCATCCGCCAGCAGGAGCTGGACTTTACTGATGCCCGTTATATCTGCGAAAAGACCGGGATCTGGACCCGTGATGGCATTCTCTGGTTTTCGTCATCCGGTGAAGAGATTGAGCCGCCGGACAGTGTGACCTTTCACATCTGGACGGCGTACAGCCCGTTCACCACCTGGGTGCAGATTGTCAAAGACTGGATGAAGACGAAAGGGGATACGGGAAAACGTAAAACCTTCGTGAACACCACGCTCGGTGAGACATGGGAAGCGAAAATTGGCGAACGTCCGGATGCTGAGGTGATGGCGGAGCGGAAAGAGCATTATTCAGCGCCCGTTCCTGACCGTGTGGCTTACCTGACCGCCGGTATCGACTCCCAGCTGGACCGCTACGAAATGCGCGTATGGGGATGGGGGCCGGGTGAGGAAAGCTGGCTGATTGACCGGCAGATTATTATGGGCCGCCACGACGATGAACAGACGCTGCTGCGTGTGGATGAGGCCATCAATAAAACCTATACCCGCCGGAATGGTGCAGAAATGTCGGTATCCCGTATCTGCTGGGATACTGGCGGGATTGACCCGACCATTGTGTATGAACGCTCGAAAAAACATGGGCTGTTCCGGGTGATCCCCATTAAAGGGGCATCCGTCTACGGAAAGCCGGTGGCCAGCATGCCACGTAAGCGAAACAAAAACGGGGTTTACCTTACCGAAATCGGTACGGATACCGCGAAAGAGCAGATTTATAACCGCTTCACACTGACGCCGGAAGGGGATGAACCGCTTCCCGGTGCCGTTCACTTCCCGAATAACCCGGATATTTTTGATCTGACCGAAGCGCAGCAGCTGACTGCTGAAGAGCAGGTCGAAAAATGGGTGGATGGCAGGAAAAAAATACTGTGGGACAGCAAAAAGCGACGCAATGAGGCGCTCGACTGCTTCGTTTATGCGCTGGCGGCGCTGCGCATCAGTATTTCCCGCTGGCAGCTGGATCTTAGTGCACTGCTGGCGAGCCTGCAGGAAGAGGATGGTGCAGCAACCAACAAGAAAACACTGGCAGATTACGCCCGTGCCTTATCCGGAGAGGATGAATGACGCGACAGGAAGAACTTGCCGCTGCCCGTGCGGCACTGCATGACCTGATGACAGGAAAACGGGTGGCAACGGTACAGAAAGACGGACGGAGAGTGGAGTTTACGGCCACTTCCGTGTCTGACCTGAAAAAATACATTGCGGAGCTGGAAGTGCAGACCGGCATGACACAGCGACGCAGGGGACCTGCAGGATTTTATGTATGAAAACGTCCACCATTCCCACCCTTCTGGGGCCGGACGGCATGACATCGCTGCGTGAATATGCCGGTTATCACGGCGGTGGCAGCGGATTTGGTGGGCAGTTGCGGGCGTGGAACCCACCGAGTGAAAGTGTGGATGCAGCCCTGCTGCCCAACTTTACCCGTGGCAATGCCCGCGCAGACGATCTGGTACGCAATAACGGCTATGCCGCCAACGCCATCCAGCTGCATCAGGATCATATCGTCGGGTCTTTTTTCCGGCTCAGTCATCGCCCAAGCTGGCGCTATCTGGGCATCGGGGAGGAAGAAGCCCGTGCCTTTTCCCGCGAGGTTGAAGCGGCATGGAAAGAGTTTGCCGAGGATGACTGCTGCTGCATTGACGTTGAGCGAAAACGCACGTTTACCATGATGATTCGGGAAGGTGTGGCCATGCACGCCTTTAACGGTGAACTGTTCGTTCAGGCCACCTGGGATACCAGTCCGTCGCGGCTTTTCCGGACACAGTTCCGGATGGTCAGCCCGAAGCGCATCAGCAACCCGAACAATACCGGCGACAGCCGGAACTGCCGTGCCGGTGTGCAGATTAATGACAGCGGTGCGGCGCTGGGATATTACGTCAGCGAGGACGGGTATCCTGGCTGGATGCCGCAGAAATGGACATGGATACCCCGTGAGTTACCCGGCGGGCGCGCCTCGTTCATTCACGTTTTTGAACCCGTGGAGGACGGGCAGACCCGCGGTGCAAATGTGTTTTACAGCGTGATGGAGCAGATGAAGATGCTCGACACGCTGCAGAACACGCAGCTGCAGAGCGCCATTGTGAAGGCGATGTATGCCGCCACCATTGAAAGTGAGCTGGATACGCAGTCAGCGATGGATTTTATTCTGGGTGCTAACAGTCAGGAGCAGCGGGAAAGGCTGACGGGCTGGATTGGTGAAATTGCCGCGTATTACGCCGCAGCACCGGTCCGGCTGGGAGGCGCAAAAGTGCCACACCTGATGCCAGGTGACTCACTGAACCTGCAGACGGCTCAGGACACGGATATCGGTTATAAATTTTGATTAGTAACACAGCGTTATGACAGCCCGCCGGTTCAGGCTGGCTTTTTTGTGGAGTGGGTATGGCAGCAGTGCAAATATCAGGCGTGCTGAAAGATGGTGCGGGAAAACCGGTACAGAACTGCACAATCCAGCTGAAAGCAAAACGTAACAGTACCACGGTGGTGGTGAACACGGTGGCCTCTAGAAATCCGGATGAAGCCGGTCGTTACAGCATGGACGTTGAGTACGGTCAGTACAGCGTCATTCTGTTGGTGGAAGGATTCCCGCCGTCACATGCCGGGACCATCACCGTGTATGAAGATTCTCAACCGGGGACGCTGAATGATTTTCTCGGCGCAATGACGGAGGATGATGCCCGTCCGGAGGCACTGCGCCGTTTTGAACTGATGGTGGAAGAGGTGGCGCGTAACGCTGAGGAGGCGAAGAAGAATGCCGGAGAGGCGGAGACGTCAGCAAGGAATGCCGGCATATCAGCCGGTCAGGCAGAAAAGAGCGCTGCACATGCTGACACTTCAGCAGGATATGCATCGGAGTCAGCCCGGCAGGCGGCAGAAAGCGCACAGTCAGCGGAACAAAGCAGGATAGCGGCGGAAGACGCCGTAAACCGAATCCCCACCGTGGTGGGACCTCCCGGGCCAAAGGGAGAACCGGGGCCCGCGGGTCCTCAGGGGCCGAAGGGAGATAAAGGAGAGCGTGGCGACACCGGTCCTGTCGGGGCAACCGGTGAGCGGGGACCGGCAGGTGATGCTGGTCCGGCAGGCCCGCAGGGGCCGAAAGGCGACAGGGGAGAGCGGGGAGAGACCGGTCTGACGGGAAATGCAGGTCCACAGGGTCCAAAGGGAGATAC